CTAGCAAAACATTACCTGTTTGTCAAGTATAGCAGAAAACAAGGCTTTTCAGAGCATTAAAACTAAAGCATTGATATTGTATATATTAGGTAAGAGGGGGGGGTAGTCGGACTGCGTGCGAGAGTCACCCCCCCAGGTAAGTAAACCTCTTATAACAAGAGCCAAAAAACAAAGGTGTAAAGTTTACCACTTGACATAGTTTTAATTTCCGTTATGCTTACCTTATGGATACGCTACCATTGAAACATACGAAGTGGTCTGACCGATTAGCTTTTGATGTTGCGCTTATGTTAGAGGGCAGCGGCGAGTCTTTGGACGAAGTTATTAAAAGACATCAGATAACAGCAGAAGACATTGTTATATATAATAGAGACAAAGTCTTTTTGAAAAAGGTTGAGTACTTTCGTAGCGACATTCGTGACAAGGGCATGACATTCAAAGTTAAGGCCCGGGCACAAGCGGAAGAACTCCTGACAACTTCTTGGACTTTAATACATAGTCCTGACGTATCGGCTGCAGTAAAAGCAGACCTGATAAAGTCAACAGTTAAGTGGGGTGGACTTGAACCAAAGAACGATGCTTTAACAGAAGGAGGAACCGGTGGAGTTAAAATTACAATTAACCTCGGAGACCAAGAACACCGAGCAACTGTCATTGACGCTAAATCAGATGATGAGCCAACTGCCATTGGAACTTCGTAATAGATTTGATACAGTGTATCAAGGTATGAAAGCGTGTAAGACAAAAAGTTATAAAGACCATGATGCCTTGGCTACTCAGCTTCGCGTGCATGGCGTTAGCTATAAAACAAAAATTGTAAGGAAACCAGTGCCTGCTTTTTATATACTGGTATGTGAGAGTATATAAATGGATATAGATTATACACCATCTAAAACCTGTAAAGACTTTATGATGTCAGACGCAAAGATGCGTGTGTTGATGGGGCCGGTTGGGTCAGGTAAATCTGTGGCGAGTTGTTTTGAGGTTGTCAGACGGGCGACCATGCAGAAACCAAACAAACAAGGTATCCGTAAATCGCGGGTTGCTATTGTTCGTGAGACTGCAAGACAGTTGCAGGATACGACCATAAAAACATTTCACGACTGGTTCCCGCCTGGAGTGTGCGGTGATTACATGCGTACAACTAAGACATACTTTTTTAGAGTCGGTGATGTAGAGTGTGAGATTATGTTTCGTGCTCTTGACGATTCTGACGATGTGGCAAACCTGAACTCACTTGAGTTGACCTTTGCCTGGTTTAATGAGTGTAGAGATATTAACCCTGACATTGTTGATGCGATGTCTAAACGTATAGGACGATTTCCGTCATCTAAAGATGGGGGCCCTTCATGGTTCGGTATGTGGGGAGATACAAACCCACCGACTATGGACACATGGTGGTACTATCAGATGGAAGGGCTAGACGAATCAGATGGAGTTAGCCCGAACGATAATGGGTGGGATGTGTTTAAGCAACCATCAGGCAGAAGTTCTCTAGCAGAAAATATTGATAACCTGCCCGAAGGTTACTACGATACACAGGGTAGGGCAGAAGAATACATTCGTGTATATATAGATGGTGAGTATGGTCTGAGTTCTGCAGGCCAGCCTGTATATAAATATTTTAAACCAGACTATCATATGGGGCAGTCAACACTTAAACCTATTATAAATGGTGTGCGCCCTATAGTGGTTGGTATAGACTTAGGTCTGACACCTGCAGCTGTTATAGGACAACAAGACCCGCGTGGTCGCGTTCTTATACTAGACGAAGCTGTATCGTTTGATATGGGTATACAAAGATTTATCCGTACTGTTCTGCGCCCGATGTTGACCGAAAGGTTTTCGGGCGCACCAATTTTAGTTATCACTGACCCGGCAGGAGTGCAACGTGCACAGACTGACGAGAGGTCTGCCGTAGATATTATAAAGGCAGAAGGTTTTAGAGTCCTTCCAGCTAAGACCAACAATGTGTCTGCACGATTATCTGCGGTAGACGACTTTCTTATGCGGCAAGTTGACGGGGATGCTGCGTTTTTAGTAGACCCTAGATGCACACGTTTGAAAGCAGCGATGATGGGTGGATATAGATTTCATCACAAGAATGGTACTATAGACAAGAACAAACATTCACATGTAGCTGAAGCGTTGCAATATCTGATGTTGCATATAGGTTCTGCTGGCGAGGGTAGGTTTATGATAAAAACACGAGAAATAAAAAAGGTTGCAGCAGGAGGATGGACTTGATAGTATTATTATATAGTTACCTTCCAACTATGTTATCTTTAATAGTACCCACCTGTTCCTCCCCTCAGGTGGGCACCTAAAAGAAAGGTATAAAATCATGAAAAGAAAATTTACCTTAATATCAATTAAAACAAACAACGTATATAAATGGATATTAGGATTAATTCTGTTAGAAATAATTTTACATATATGTGAAATAACATTTGACATGTTGCAACATATCCATTTCTATGGATTTGCTTTTTAAAGGAAAGGGATAAATTATGGAAACTTTAATTGTAGGATTAGTCGTAAACATGTGGACTTTAGCTAACGTAGACTTTTTTTCTAAACGTAGTGAAAATGAACGAATGTATAACTGCGAATGGGTTGATGTAGGATGGCAGAAAACAAACCCTGAAAATCCTAGTATAAATATACTTGGTTATGTTAAATATCTTCATGTGTGTGAAGAAAAATAATACGCTTGCATAGGTACTTGTTCCTATGTATATTTAATTATAAACTATAACGGAGATACATATGCCTAATAAAAACCCAACAGGTTACAAAAAACCGTATACTATATATTCAGACAACGACAAAATGGACACGAGTGGTATGTCTAATGAACCACCAATGGAAATGTCAATGGAAGAAGTTATTACTATGACAATAGGCCCTATTACTAAATATGGTATGGGCGGAAAAGTTGACAAAAAGAAATATTATGGTAAGGGTGGAAAAGTTTATACAGATAAAAATGACGAAGACACTCTGATAAAAATGAAAGATTTAAAAACATAATATGGTATTAAAAGTTATAGGCAATGAAGAATTAGTAAAGCAAGAAGAAGCTATTACTAAACAACAATTAGCTGAAAGGCAAAACCAACCTCTTATACTGGGGCTGGCCGACCATTTGCGTACTTGTTGGGACGCAGCGAGACAAGCTAAAAAACCTATAGAAAACATTATGTTAAAAGCACTTCGTCAAAGAAACGGAGAGTATGAAGCAGATAAGTTAGCCCAGATTAACCAACAAGGGGGCTCTGATGTTTACATGATGATTACAGAAGTTAAATGTCGTGCTGCAGAAAGCTGGCTTAGAGATATATTACTTGACCAAGGTTCGGCTCCGTGGGGGTTAGAACCTACGCCTATCCCAGATTTATCTCCGGGACAGACACAGGAAATAGAACAAGCATTTGCTGAACAAGTTGTAAAAGTTGTTGAGATAAATGGGCAGGCACCGACTCAAGAAGAAATGATTGAGTTACGAGAAATGATAACACAAGATTATCGTTTTAAGTTACTACAAGCTGCAGATAACCGCGCGAAAAAAATGGATATAAAAATTAGAGACCAGTTTACGCAAGGTGGTTGGGGCGAATCTTTTAATGAGTTTATAACTGATTTGGTTACATACCCATGTGGTTTTATAAAAGGGCCCGTGGTGCGTAGACAAAGGAAGCTTGGGTGGATTTATGAAAACGGAAAAACTTCTGTGGAGGCAGATGAAATTATTGCTCCAGAGTTTGAAAGAGTTGACCCGTTTAGAATTTATCCTGAACCAGGCATAACTAATATTAACGATGGTTACTTATTCCAACATCATCCTCTAAGTCGTTCAGAACTTGCAGACCTTATAGGTGTGCCAGGTTATGACGAAGATGCTATTAGGGAAGTACTTGATATTGGTAATGGCACATCTTGGTTTAGTGAAGATGTAGAACTTACCAAAGAACAAGAAGAAAGAAAGTTCCATACTTTTAACAAACCGACTACAACTTATGATGCACTAGAGTTTTGGGGCAAAGTAAGTGGCAAGATGTTAAAAGAATGGTC